GGATTTAATTCATCAGATTATGGATATCAGTTCTTTACGGTAACCAATTTCCAAAATCTCAATCCAGCTAAATTAGAATTCAATCTTTCTGGTCTATCTACAAATCCTGGAGTAGCAAAAACAATTCAGGAATCTTATGCTACAATAGTTAATTTTAATAATTATCCAGAATTTGAAGTCATACAAAAATTCTCACCTTTCAGAATTGGGGAAGGATTGTCATCAGATGATGGAAATGGATTTGTAGTTAGAGATTTAGTTGTAGTTAGTTGTGATGAAAATTTTGTAAGAGTATCTGGAAATTATAACCTTTCTGCTGGAGAAAAAATAAGAGGATTAGAATCTTCTAATGAAGCAACTATCGATTCGGTAAAGGTAGTTGATGGAGTTTACAATGTAGATTATTTCAACTTACAAGAATTTGGTTGGAGATTTGAAACTGGAAAACTCAATGAAAATTTCCAAGTAACACCAGATAATGATTACTATCAAAATTTATCATACTCAGTAAAGAGTACTAAAACTTGGGAAGAAATTGTAACCCCTGTCAATAATTTGCTGCATATTAGTGGAATGAAAAATTTTGCTGATACACAAATTCTACAGAGTGTTCAGTCTGGAATAGGAACTACTGAGTCTCCACTAACCCTTTTAAATGTGTTTGAAAGTGATAATAGAGTAGATACTATTAATAATTTAGACTTTGTTATTGATGTAGATACATCAGATGGTAAATCAAAATTTATTAAATTTAATAATATTTCCCTTACAGATTACATATTATGCAAGACTAATAGAGTTTTAAAAATAGATGATATAAGTTCGCAGTTTTCAAGTGAAAATGATGAATTATCTGAAGTTTCTAACATATTCCAAATTAATTCAGGAAATAATTATAATAGATTTTTGATACAAACACGTAATATTTTTACTAATGAAATTCAGTTTAGTGAAGTTATAACAATTAATGATGATGAAAATATATTTACTTTACAAAAAGCAAACCTAACATCTTTAGACAATTCAGATATTATTGCAGATATTGAGGGATATGTGGATAGTGCATTAAATTTCTATCTTAGATTTAGTCCAGAAGATACTAATAATTCAGACTTTGATATTAAAATTCTGCAAGACACCTTTATTTCTAAATCTGGCATTGAAACTACACAATCAATTGGGTTTATAGATTTGGTTGCGGCAAATCAAATTGTTTCTAGTGGAATAACAACTTCTATCTTCGATTTAGATTCTTCAAAATATTCAGCAATTTATTCTAATATTCATATTTTAAATAATGATAATTCTAACATGAATTATGTTGAAATATACTTAACTCATGATGGTAGCAATACTTACATCAGTGAATATTATTTTGACGATGATTTAACCGAAGCCAGCTCTGGATTTATTGGATCTTTTGGAGCATCCATTTCAGGGGGTATTTTATCACTGAATTATACAAATACTTCTTCAGAAACTATTACAGTCAGAACTAAAAACGTTGGTTTTGGTACAACTGCAGTTGGTGTAGGTACCTATAGATTTAAACTTCCTGGACAATCTGATGGAAGTGAGAGAACAGTTACTTTACAATCTCAATTTAATAATATTTCCTCAGGATCTACAAGTATTTTAGTACTAGATAAATCTCTATTCACATCATCAAAATCAACAATAAAGGTTGGATTTGGGCAAACAAGTGCGTTACATCAAGTAATGGCAATTAATGACGGAAGTGACTCATATTCAATTCAATATCCATTCTTGTCAGTTGGAAGTACTTCTGGAATAGGAACTTTTGGTGCAGAAATTTCTGGAAATGATTTTGTAATTAAATTTTATGCAGATTCTTCAATTTCTGGCAATTTAGAGATACTTTCCTTTAGTGAAAACTTCTATAAAGATTTAGATATTGTTAATATCCCACCTGCCCTAACTTATTCACCTGTTAGACAGGAAGTTGAAGTTGCCAAGTATTATGGTGCTAATTCTCCAAATATAAACAAGTATGATTTTGAAGCAAAATATGAAGGTGTGCCAATTTTTATGAAAACTTTTAATCCATCAGATACTGATGTTTTAAATCCAGTGACAGGGGTATTTACAATTGCAAATCATTTCTTTAACACGGGAGAGCAGTTAATTTATACTCCAAAATCCACTTTTATTGGAATTGGAACTTCTGCGATGGGAATTGGTGCTACAGCAAATTATGTTGGTCTAATTACAACAATACTACCATCAGTAGTATATGCAATAAAAGATAGCAATGATACATTTAGAATTTCCACAAGAAAAGAATATGCCACTCAGGGAATTGGTGTAACATTTACATCTCTTGGTTTAGGAAATGCCCATCAATTAGAAATGTATAGTCGAAATGAAAAGTCAATAATTTCAATTAATGATGTTGTACAAAGTCCTCTTGCATACTCTAGCATAACTCATACATTATCTGGAAATGGTGGACAAATTGGCACTGCATCGACAATTTTTGCTCTGAGTGGCATTAGCTCTATTACTCCAACAGATATACTAAAAATTGATGATGAATATGTGCGAGTTGAAAATGTAGGATTAGGAACCACAAATACTGGTCCCATTACATTTACTGGAAATATTTCTCTTGTAGAAGTAACTCGTGGATTTGTTGGATCTACTGCTGGATTACACACTGATACTTCTATTGCAAGAGTTTATAGAGGATCTTATAATATTTCTGAAAATAAAATTTTCTTCACAGAAGCTCCTAGAGGAAACTCTCTCGATTTAGTGGGACCCAGTGAGTCTAATTTGCCAAGAGAAAGAGCTTCTTTTAGTGGAAGAGTTTTCTTAAGAGAAGATTATACTACTAATCGTGTCTATGATGATATTTCAAATCAATTTACTGGAATTGGACAAACCTTTATACTAACTTCTCAAGGAATAAACACAGTTGGATTAGGAACTTCTGGAGGAAATGGAATCGTATTTATTAATAATATCTTCCAGTCTCCAACAACATTTAATAATTCATCAAATAATTATTTGATATCAGAAAACTCTGGAATTACGAGTATTACTTTCTCCGGAATAACATCATCTAATAGTAGCATATTTACATCAGACTATGATATTAATCAAAATCAACTTCCTCGTGGAGGTGTAATTGTATCTCTTGGATCTACTGGAGGTTTAGGAATAGCCCCTCTAGTAGGAGCTTCTGTTACTGCCGTTGTCGGAGCTGGTGGATCGATAGTTGCAATTGGAATTGGAACTATGGATATTATTGGATCTGGTTATAGAAATCCCGTTTCCGTTGCAGTTACTGAGAGTGGACACATTGGAACTGGTGCTGTTATAACTGCAAATGTTGGGGCTGGCGGAACTTTATCATTTAATATTGTCAATCCAGGAGCAGGATATACCAATCCAACAATAAATGTTTCTTCTCCTTCTTATGAAAACTTACCTGTAACTGGTGTTTCTAGACTTGGAATTGGAAACACAACAGATACTGGAATTGGACTACTTTTAAACATTGAAGTTGGAGCAAGTTCAACCGCTACAGGAATTGGATCTACTTTATTTGAAGTTAAAACATTTAGTATTGCCCGAAATGGATATTCCTTTAGAGTAGGTGATGTATTCAAACCAGTAGGACTAGTGACTGCAAATGGGTTATCTTCCCCAATTAGTGAATTTGAATTAACCGTTCTAGATGTTTTCACAGATTCCTTCTCATCTTGGCAGTTTGGAGAATTAGATTACATTGATTCTATTAAGGTATATCAAGATGGGGTTAGAACAAGATTCCCACTTTTCTATAATTCGGAACTTGTTAGTTTTGAGATTGACGAAAATGACCCAGATTCTCAACTAATTGATTTGGATTCAGTTATTCTTATCTTCATCAACGGTGTTTTACAAGAACCTGGGGTTTCATATCAATTTAGTGGAGGAACTTCATTTACATTCTCAGTTGCGCCAGAACCGGAAGATAATATAGCAATATTCTTCTATCGTGGTACAAGGGATGAAGATACAGTTCAAATTAATGCAATAGAGACTGTTAAAGTTGGTGACACTGTACAAATCTTTAGTAATAACGCAAATATTCAAAATACAATTACTCAAGATGAGAGAATCATTTATGATGTTTCTGCTTCTGACAAAATTGAAACAAATCTATACACTGGTCAAGGAGTTGATGAAATCAATAATAAACCCCTTTATTGGACTAAGCAAAAAGCAGACTTAATACTTAACGGTGAAGTTGTTTATAAGTCAAGAGACTCTTTAGAATCTCAGATTTATCCAACTGCAAACATCATAGGAGATTTCAACAATTCTACAAATCAAATATTTGTTGATGATAGTAGTCTTTTCAATTATGAAAATGAATCTCCAATTAGTTTTGATGCATTTATTTTATCAAATAATTCTGCAGAGGAATATGAAATAGTTACTAATATTTCCGATGTTGAGGGATATGATGTTTCTATCGTAGGAATTGAAACTGCAAATGGAATTGGAGCTCCCCTAGCACTTAAGTTTACTTTAGATAGAGATCCATTCTCCTTCCCAGATTTACAGGTTGGATATCCTGTTTACATTTCCGAAATTACTGTTGGACAAGGAGTAACATCCATAAACACAAGTGATACTGACACTATTTCTATTAGCACCTCTTTCTTGAATAACATTTATCAAATTCATGCAATTAATTCCACATTAGGTATCATCACTTGCAATATTGCATCTAATACATCTATTGTTGGTATTGCAACTACTGGTACACTTGAATATCCTGTGGGTAGATTATCTTGGGGAAGATTATCGGGATTCTCTAGATCCAATAATCCAATTTCAATAGGAGTGACTGGTTATACATCAAGTATTGGAATTACTACACTTGGATATAATTCTGGTTTATCTACATATCCAATCATTCAAAGAAGGGGATATGGATTGAGAAGTAATGGATCTCTTAAAAAGGATCTATAACACAATATAAATATAAAAAAAAAGAATTATATAGATGTCTGCACTTGTAACAGATCAATTTAGAATTTTAAATGCCAGTAACTTTATAGAATCAATTGACGATTCTTCTAATTCTTATTATGTTTGGGTTGGGCTTACCAATCCAAATCTTTACACTGGTTTTGGAAGGAATTTAAATTGGGATGGTCCCGGTATAACAAATGGTGTGGTACCAAATCCAACAGATAATTTAGATTATCTTACACAATATGAAGATACTCTTCTTTTTGGAAAAAAAGTTACCTCTTCAAATATAAGAAGAGTTGTTAAAAGAGTGGATTGGGTGAGGGGTAAAAAGTATGATATGTATAGGCATGATTATAGTGTTGAAAATTTATCTCCAGTTTCGAGGAGAGCAAGATTATATGATTCAGAATACTATGTGTTAAACAGTGATTATAATGTCTATATTTGTATAGAAAATGGATCTAGTGGTATTAATACCACAGGAAATCAATCACAATATGAACCAACAACCACAGATTTAGAACCTACTATAGCTGGGACTGGGGAGGATGGATATGTTTGGAAGTATTTGTTTACAGTTTCTCCTTCAGATATTATAAAATTTGATTCAACGGAATACATAACATTGCCAAATAATTGGGAAACATCTACTGATTCTCAAATTGTTGCGGTAAGAGAGAATGGTGATTCATCATTAAATAACAATCAAATTAAAACAGTCTACATTGCAAATGCAGGATCTAATTATACATCAGGTGAAGTAGATATTTTAGGAAATGGCACTGGAGGAAGAGTATTTGTCCAAACAAATGCCAATGGTGAAATCACAGACACTACAGTAACTTCTGGAGGCACCGGATACACGTATGGAATCGTTGATTTGGGTCCTCTACAACCTGGAAGCACTATCAGTAACCCTGCAAAATTAATCCCCATTATACCGCCTTCTAGAGGGCATGGGTTTGATTTATACAAAGAATTGGGTGCTGACAGAGTAATGATATATGCAAGATTTGATGACTCTACTAGAGACTTCCCAACAAACACAAAATTTTGTCAGATAGGAATCTTAAAAAATCCAACAACATTTATATCTACAGAAACTTTTAGTGGAGGTGAGTTTTCAGGATTATATGCTATGCAGTTTGATTCTGTAAATGCATTTTTACCTGAAGTTGGTGAAAAAATCAATCAGACGGTATCCACTGGTATTGCTGTTGGTTATGTTGCATCATATGATTCTGATACAAAAGTCCTAAAATATTTCAGAGACCGATCTTTATATTATGGATCAACACATGACCAAACTGATTATGTTGGCGTTTCAACAGAAGCAAAAGCAGATGTTGACTTTAGTTCTTCTGGGGGAAATGTTGTTGGCGAAACAAGCGGTTTTTCTGGACAAATATCTTCCTTCTCTGGAATTACAACTACAGTAAACAATTCAATTATCAATCTTGGAGTAACATTCACAAATGGTCTTGCAAATCCTGAAATAAATAAAAAAACAGGGGATGTAATTTATATTGACAATAGACCTCTTGTATCTCGTAATGTTAGACAAAAAGAAGACATTAAAATTATCCTGGAATTCTAACCAATGGCACAAAAAACAAATTTAAATGTAAGTCCTTACTTTGATGATTTTGACGCCGAAAAGAATTTTTACAAAGTTCTTTTTAATCCAGGAAAACCTGTCCAAGCAAGAGAATTAAATAATATTCAATCAATTTTACAAAATCAGGTTGAATCTTTCGGTAGTCATATATTTAAAGAGGGTTCTGTAGTAATTCCTGGTAACTTAACATATGACCCCCAATTTAATGCAGTTAAGTTAAATCCAACTAATTTTGGTGTAAATATCTCACTATACATCAATCAATTTGTAGGTAAAAAAGTTACAGGACAAATTTCTGGTGTAACTGGTGTTATTCAGAAAATAGAAATACCTGATTCTTCTAATAATTTAGAATATATCACATTATATGTAAAGTATATTGATTCTGGAGAAAGTTTTACTATTACTCCATTCCAAGATGGTGAATCACTGTTTGCTGGTGAGAATATAGTTTACGGAAATACCACTATCGTATCTGGAAATCCGTTTGCATCATTGATTTCTACCGATGCAACTGCTATTGGATCTGCAGTTTCAATTGATACTGGAATTTATTTTGTTAGAGGAACTTTTGTAAACGTCTCTAAGCAAACTATTATCTTAGACTATTATACAAATAGTCCATCATATAGAGTAGGTCTTAAAGTATCTGAAGAAATCGTAACTGCTAAAGAAGATTCTTCTTTATATGATAATGCAAAAGGATTTACAAACTATGCTGCTCCAGGTGCAGATAGGTTTAAAATAGGATTAACACTAACTAAAAAAACAATTGATAGTGTTGATACTGATGTAGATTTTATCGAACTTCTTAGATTAGATGCTGGGCAGGTCAAAAAATTAAATACAAATACTGAATATTCATTAATAAAAGATTATCTAGCACAAAGAACTTTTGATGAATCAGGAAACTATTCAGTAACTCCTTTTAAAATTTCTTTACACGATTCTCTAAATGACAGACTTGGAAATAATGGTCTGTTTTTTAAAGATCAAAAAACTGAAAGTGGAAATACACCTTCAGACGATTTAATGTGTATTAAATTATCTCCAGGTAAGGCATATGTAAGAGGATATGATATTGAAAAGGTCTCTACCACTATTTTAGATATACCAAAACCAAGAGAAACGCAAAATGTAAGTGATGTAAGTATCCCATTCGAAATGGGAAGTTTATTGAGAATTAATAATATAACTGGATCGCCAAAGCAAAATGAATCTGTAGAACTTCATTCAGTTAGAAGAAGTGCATCAGGAAATCCAAGTTCAACAACCAAAGTTGGGGATGCAAGGGTCTATAATTTTAGATTAACTGATGCTGCATATTCATCAGCATCTACAAACTGGGATTTATATTTGTATGATATTCAGACATACACAACATTAACCCTAAATCAAGGATTATCACAATCTCAATTACCTGCAACATCATATATCAAAGGAAAAAGTAGTGGTGCAAGTGGGTATGTAGTGACCGCCGGAGATGGGACAACTACAGTTAATGTAAGACAAACTTCTGGCACCTTTATAATAGGAGAGCAAATAATTATTAATGGTTTGGAGTTATATCCCAGATCGATTGCTAATATTACTGTTTATAATAGTGAGGATATTAAACAAGTTTATCAATCTACTGCAGTTTCAGGATTCAGTACTGCATTCATGGGGGATTCGGTTTTATCAAAACAACTCCCGATTGGTTTTAATGCTTCAGATACTGTTAATATTACTGCAGGTGGTGTTGTAACTTCTCCAGGAAAATTTTTCAATGCAATTAAACCGGGAAGTATTATTAGATATCAAACCTCTACAGGTTCAGTAGAAAACTTCAATAGGGTAACTAGTATTAGTTTAACCGGAGATTCTATGATAGTTGTGGGTATTGCAACTGTTACTGGTGTTTGTAATGGTGCAATTGGGGTCTCAACAAATGTATCTTTTAGTATCGGTGCCCCAACAATTAGAAATCTTGAGAAAGGATTTTTATATGCAGAAGTACCAAACTCTAATTTATCATCTATCGATTTAAATGACTCAATTTTAACATTTAGTGCTCAATCGACAAGTGCAAAATCTTCAAATAGTCCAATTGTTTTATCAGTATCTGATTTTTCATTACCATCTGGATTAACAACTGCCCTATTTCAAGGATTTGATGAGGAGCGTTACTCCGTACATTATACCGATGGCACTACACAATCATTAACACTAGATCAATTTTCACTATCCAATAATCAAGTTACCTTATCAAATCTCACTTCTGGAAAAACCACATCTTCTATTAATGCAACATTTATTAAAAATGGAGTGCAGAGTAAGGAAAAACAATATAATAGAAGTCAAACAATTAATGTAATATATTCAAAGTATTTGGAGTCTGGCACTGGAATTAGTACTTCTATTAACGATGGTCTTGAATATAATCCATATTATGGTCTGAGAGTACAGGATGAAGAAATTTCTATCAACTACCCAGATGTTGCAAAAGTTTTGGCAGTTTATGAGTCATTAAATACTTCTAATCCTTCATTAGACACTATTTCTTTTAGCAGTGTATTGAATATTGGTGGAAATGCGATTATTGGTGAAAACATTATTGGATCTGAAAGTGGTTGTGTAGCTAGAGTTGTAACAAGATCCACAAATAGTGTGGGTGTTGTATTCTTGAATTCAAATCGATTCCTTACAAATGAAAATGTTACCTTTGAAGAATCAAATATTGTAGGTGAAATTGATTTTATTACCTTAGGAAGTTATAATGATATAACTAACAGATTTAAATTAGATAAGGGACAAAAGGAGCAATATTATGATTACTCCAGAATTGTAAGAAATGAAGGGGAAACAGAGCCATCTAGAAGAATATTAGTTGTTTTTGATTATTTCAGTGTTCCTGCTACTGACAATGGTGATGTATTTACTGTATTAAGTTATAACAAAGAGCAATTTGCCGATGATGTTCCTTTAATTGGTGCTAGAAATATAAGAGCTTCAGATACCCTTGATTTTAGACCTCGTGTATCAGTATTCTCAGGATCTAACGCTTCACCATTTGATTTTTCAAATAGAAACTTTAGTTCTTCAATTAAGTTAAATCTAACACCAAATGAAAGTACTATAATTGGTTATGATTACTATATTGGAAGGATAGATAAAGTTTATCTAGATAAAAACGGAGAATTTGTATATATTCAGGGTAATTCTTCATCTAATCCAAAATCACCAGTAAAAATTGATGATGTAATGGAGATTGCCACAATCAATCTTCCTCCATATCTTTATACTCCAAAGAGTGCAACACTATCGTTGGTTGATAATAGAAGATATACAATGAGAGACATTGGTCTCATTGAGAATCGAGTTAAAAATCTAGAAAGAGTAACTTCATTAACGCTTTTAGAATTAAGCACACAAACTCTTCAAATACAAGATTCTCAAGGATTTAATAGATTTAAAACTGGATTTTTTGTAGATGATTTTAAAGATTATGAAAGAGTCAATTTAAATTTCTCACTTCTTGAAATAGATCCTGAATTACAGGAAATGAGACCGATTATTGCTCGCAATAGTCTTAAAAATTACCTTGCACCATCACTTAATACAACTGATGAAGAAGTAGATTTATCAACCAATTACGCTCTAATAGATTCGAATGTGCAAAAGACAGGAAGCACTGTAACTCTTAAATACGCTTCCGAAAAGTGGATTAATCAACCACTTGCAACACAAGTAGAAAATGTCAACCCATTCCACGTAATTTCATATAAAGGATCTATTAAATTATCTCCAGATAGAGATAATTGGGTTAGAACTGTACAACTACCAAATAAAACAATATCAGTAACCGACTTTGTTTTAGTTGAAAGAGACAGAACTGTTTTAGGCGATAGAACAGTTCGAATTGATAATGGTGCCAATGCAAGTAGAACTGAACTTTCAACAGAATTCTCTCAAACTGTAACTGAAACTAGTAGTTCATCTACTAGAAGCACTAGTTCTACAAGATTGGTAGAAGCACGTGCAGAAGAGTATATGAGGTCTAGAAATACTGAGTTCTCAATTACTAGTTTAAAACCTTATACTAGATATTATCAATTTTTAGATGGAAATGGATCTGTAGATTTTATTCCAAAACTAATTGAAATTGCTAACAGTGAGTCATTGGAAAATTATGGCGCATCATCTGCGTTTACTATTGGAGAAACTGTAATTGGTTACGATAATCAAAATAATAAGATAATTACTTTTAGAGTGGCAATGCCATCTCATAAAATTGGACCTTTTAATTCCCCAACCACTAAATTTACAACAAATCCATATATTAGAACAGAATCGATTCCGGATGCATATAGTGCTTCATCAAAGATTTTAAACCTTGACACATATTCAATATCAGAAGAAGCACAAGGTCTTTATTCCGGATATTTGGTAAGGGGTGCAAAACTTGTTGGTCAAACAAGTGGTGCTGTAGCATATGTAAAAGATCTCAGATTGATATCTGATAACTATGGAGACTTAATTGGTTCTTTCTTTATTAGAGACCCCAATACTAATCCAGCTCCAGATGTAAGAATTAACACTGGTACTAAAACATATAAAATTACATCTAGCCCCACAAATGAAGTTGCCGTTGCTGGAAGCACTACAGTTTCATCTGCAGAAACAAATTATATTTCAGATGGAACTCTGGAATTATATGAAACAACAATTACAAATACAACAACAGTAACAAATACTAGGTTAACCACTACAAATATAACAAGAGTAACAACGAATTTCGAACAAACTCAGTTTCCTCAACAGGATAGAGGTGGTGGAAAAGACCCACTTGCCCAAACCTTTACAGTTGACCAAGATGGTGGATTTTTAACTGAAGTAGACTTATATTTCTACAAAAAAGATAGTGGAAATAATCCCCTTACAGTCGAAGTAAGAACTGTTGAATTAGGGACACCTACAACAACAGTAGTTGGGAATCCAGTTACTCTCAGACCAGATCAAATTCAAACTTCAGATGATGCAACGGCGGTAACAAAAGCAGTATTTGACTATCCAATCTACTTGGCGCCCGGTTTAGAATATGCGATTGTATTGCTAGCTCCAGAAAGTATTGAATATGAAGTTTTTATTGCCGAAATGGGCAAGAAAACAATTCAATCAAGAAATCTTCCAGATTCTGAAGCAGTTGTATATACACAACAATTTGCTATGGGAAGTCTGTTTAAATCTCAAAATGGATCTATTTGGACTGCAGACCAATATCAAGATATGAAATTTACTCTGTATAGAGCAAATTTTGTTACTAATACTCCTGCTACTGCATTTTTCTATAATCCAACACTTAATGAAAGTAACGGATATATTGCAAACCTTCAAAATAATCCCCTTACCACATTCCCAAGAAAACTGAGTGTTGGAATTACTACTGTAACAAATTCATCTATGGTAGGAATTCTAACTACCGGTAGAAAAATTAGCGAAAGTGCAAAAACATATAATTATGGTTATATTGTGGGCACTGGTTGCTCAGTTTCATCTGTGGGACTTACAACAGCAGGGTCAAATTATGTATCAGACACTAATGTATCTACATATAATATTATCGGAAGTGGTTCTGGACTTACGCTAAACATAACAGCATCTGCTGGAGCTGTTACTGCTGCTTCAATTGTAAATCCGGGTAGTGGATATGCAGTTGGCGATGTTGTAGGTATCGTAACTTCTTCTGTTTCAAGTAATAGTGGCAGAGACGCTAGAATTACAATCACTGGCAATAATAATGGTATTGACACATTATATCTAAGTAATGTGCAAGGTGATTCATTTACTTCAGACGGAACTGCAAATCTAGTTTATTTCGATTCCTCTAATAATTCAGTTTCTCTAGGAAATACATATATTACTAATTCTACTCCTGTAGGATCAGTTTATAGTGGAAATTTTGTTAAGGTAAATCATTTTAATCATGGAATGTATGCAGCAAACAACAAAGTTGCAATTAGTGGTGTTGCGCCAAATACAGCACCGACAACACTTTCTCAATCTGCTACATCTTCTTCCACATCAATTTCAGTTGCCAGCACTTCAAACTTTACAACTTTTGAAGGTAAGTCGGTAAATGGAACTAATCCTGGATATGCAATCATCGAAAATGAAATTATTAAGTATGAGAGTATTGGATCTGGAACTTTGGAGACTGTGACTAGAGGACAATCTTCAACTCTTGCACTTCCTCATTCTGTCAATGTCCCAGTATACAAATATGAATTTAATGGTATTTCTCTACAGAGAATTAATACAACTCATGATATTAGTGATACTGGATTAGATATTGATAACTATTACATCGAAATTGATAGATCTTCTAATGGTGTTGACAGAAGTGCTGATAATACACCGACAGGGTATCCACAATTATCATTCTCATCAGAAATAACTTCTGGAGGATCTAAGGTGTTTGCTTCGGAGAATATTCAATATGATGCAATAATTCCATTCTATGATGCAGCAACACCTACTTCAGCAACTTCATTGTCTGCTAAGATTAGATCGGTTAGTGGAACTAGCATCAGTGGTAGTGAGGTTTCTTTCCAGGATTTAGGTTATGAGGACATTCAAATAAATTCCTTAAATACACTTTCTTCATCAAGAATTGTTGCATCTAAGGTAAATGAAGATACTTTCTTAACTGCTCTACCAAGAAACAAGTCATTTACAACAGCATTGACATTGACATCAACTAATAAGTATGTTTCTCCTCAAATTTTCTTAGATACATCATTTACAGATTTTCATAGCAATAGAATTAATTCTCCAATATCCAATTACCAACAAGATGGTAGAGTTAATTCTATTCTTGATGACCCACATGCTGCTATTTACATTTCAAATACAGTAAGATTGTCGCAACCAGCTACTTCACTAAAAGTGATTCTTTCCGCATACAGACATTTCTCTGCAGACTTTAGAGTACTCTATAGTTTAATAAGAGCAGATTCAAGTGAAGTTGAGCAATCTTTTGAATTATTCCCAGGATACAATAATTTAACAGTGGATAACAATAATGATGGGTATCCAGACGTTATTGATCCTGCCAACAATAGTGGTCTTCCTGACGTTTTTGTACCTGCAAGCAATCAAAATCAATTCCTAGAGTATGAGTTTTCTGCAAATAATCTTGGTCAATTTAGTGGATTTACAATTAAAATTGTAATGTCATCTACAAATCAAGCGTATCCGCCAAGATTTAAAGATTTAAGGAGCATTGCTATTAGATGATGATACCAGTAAAAGGGCACCCAAATTTATATCGAGACGAAAATTCTGGAGCAATTATAAACTGCGACAATAATGCATATAATCAATATGTAAATAGTTTGAGTAACAGAGAGTCGCAAAAAAATGAATTGAATAAAATTAAACAAGATATAGATGAAATTAAAACTTTATTAAAGGAGATAATCAATGGATCCAAATGAAATTACTCTCGATACTATCGACAAATTGTTTGAATATGAGAAACATTCAAGGTTTATCGATGAAATGGACTTTGACCAACTTAAAAACTTTTCAAAATTATATTGCAAATTGTATTTGAAGCAACAAGAGGTCATAAAATCTTTAGGAGCACTTTGAAATATAAATAAGAAGTAGAGATTAAAAAATAGATGGCTGCAGTATACGTAAATAATCTAGTCGTAAATTCTGGAGCCGACTTTAGCCAATCTTTTACTTTAGAAGGCACCGATACAAATTCTGCATTTGATTTAACTGGATATACAGTTGAATCTCAAATGAGAAAATGGGCAGGTAGTTCTAGCGCAGTGTCTTTTACTACTTCTATTGAGATACCATCAACTGCTGGAAAAATTTTGATTAAATTGACTGCTGCTCAAACAACTGTTATTAAACCTGGTAGATATGTATATGATGTTGTTATTATAGATGAATTTGGAGTTAAAAACAGAGTTATTGAGGGAATGGTTCTCGTAACAGAAGGAGTTACTCGATAATGTCAGATATTAAAGTCAGAGTTGGACAACAAAATGCAGTAAAAATTGTTTCCAGTATTTCTGGCTCTGCTGGTGGCAAAGCAGTAACTGCGGAAAATGTAATTGGCGGTATCGGATCTATAAGAGAATTATATGTAAGTGGAATATCAACTTTTGTAGGTGTATCAACATTTAAAAGTGATGTTTACATTGATGGAGATTTAACAGTTGGTGATGATTTAAAATTTGATGAATTTACAGCAAGAAATGGTAATATTACTGGAATTGCAACATTATTCAATTTAAATGTAACTGGGGTTTCAACTTTTGTAGGATTATCAACATTTAAAAGTGATGTTTATGTTGATGGTGATTTATATGTAAGTGATGATTTAAAATTTGATGAATTCACAGCCAGAAACGCGATTATATCGGGAATCGCCACAATATCTGGTGGATTATATTATGGACCATATTATACAAATGGAATGCCATATTTTAATTCAAGTGGATTGATGGTTTCTACAAATAGTCCACAAAATGGCATTGACTATACCAACTATATAATGACAACGGATAATAGTAATGTTCCCACCTGGTCCAATGCAATAGATGGAGGTACGTATTAATGGCAAAACCAGCAAGCAGACAACAATTAATTGATTACTGTCTGAGAAGATTGGGAGCACCAGTTTTAGAAATCAACGT